ACCATGAGCCCCCTGCAGCACGGTGAGGTGTTCGTCACCGACGACGGCACCGAGACCGACCTGGACCTGGGCCACTATGAGCGCTTCATCGACGAAAACCTGAACAAATATTCCAACCTGACCACCGGCAAGGTGTACTGGAACGTGCTGAACAAGGAGCGCCAGGGCGCTTACCTCGGCCAGACCGTGCAGATCATCCCCCACATCACCAACGAGATCAAGAGCTACATCTACAATCTGGCTTCCTCCACCGAAGCCGATGTGGTCATCACCGAGATCGGCGGCACCACCGGCGATATCGAGAGCCAGCCCTTCCTGGAGGCTATCCGTCAGGTGGGCCTGGAGCAGGGCCGGGACAACTGCTGCTTCATCCATGTGGTGCTGGTGCCCTACATCTCCGGCTCGGACGAGTACAAGTCCAAGCCCGCCCAGCACTCGGTCAAGGAGCTGCAGGGCATGGGCGTGAATCCGGATATCATCATCCTGCGTGCCGACGGCAGCGTGGGCGGCGAGATCCGCCGCAAGATCAGCACCTTCTGCAACGTAAAGCCGGAGTGCGTCATTGAGAACCTGACCATGCCCAGCCTCTACCAGTGCCCGCTGATGCTGCACACCAACGGTCTGGACGACGTGGTGGTGAAAAAGCTCAAGCTGGACGTGCCCCCTGCCGACCTGACCGAGTGGAAGCAGGTGGTGTCCCGCATTGCCACCCGCAGCAAGACCTGCAGCATTGCACTGGTGGGCAAGTACGTCAAGCTGCACGATGCTTACCTCTCCGTGATGGAAAGCCTGTATCATGCCGGGTTTGAGAACGACAGCCAGGTGGAGATCCGCTGGGTGGAAAGCGAGGACCTGACCGACCAGGCCGCCTGCAAGGAAGCCTTTGCCGATGTGGATGGCATCATCGTGCCCGGCGGCTTCGGTGACCGCGGCATTGAGGGCATGATCCAGGCCGCACAGTACGCCCGCGAGAACCATGTGCCCTACTTTGGCATCTGCCTGGGCATGCAGATCATGGTGATGGAGTTTGCCCGCGGTGTGCTGGGCTACAAGGACGCCAACTCCAGCGAGTTCACGCCGGACGGTGCCCACAACGTCATCTCCCTGATGCCGGACCAGCAGGGCAACATCCCCAAGGGCGGCACCATGCGTCTGGGCAAGTATCCCTGCGCCGTCAAGCCCGGCACCAAAATGGCCGAGTGCTACGGTGAGGCCGAGATCTGGGAGCGCCACCGCCACCGTTACGAGTTCAACAACGACTTCCGTCAGGAGATGGAAAACGCCGGACTGGTCATTTCCGGCACCAGCCCGGACGGCCGTCTGGTGGAGACCGTGGAGCTGCCCGGCCGCGACTTCCATCTGGGTGCCCAGTTCCACCCCGAGTTCAAGAGCCGCCCGAACCACGCACACCCCCTGTTCAAGGGTTTCATCGCCGCAGCTCTGAAGTTCCGCGCCAGCGAGCAGCGCAGCCTGCTGCACATGTGATCCGTGAAAAGAGTGCCATGCCGAAACGCATGGCATTCTTTTTTTGCCCGGCGTTCATCCGGGCTTTCGGCCCCCTGCATTGCCCGCCAAGCCTTGCAAATCCGGCCGGATTGTGGTATGCTGAGAGCGGTAAATAAGGGAGTCTGCCAAAGCAGGCTGAGAGTGGGCTGTGTCGCCCAGACCTGTGACCTGATTTGGATCATGCCAACGTAGGGAAATACCGCTGCAGCTTTGAACACCAAAGGTGCGGGCATGTCTTTACGGGCATGTCCGCATCTTTTATTTTTATACAAAGGAAGTTGTGACAGATGAAAACAGCATTGACCATTGCCGGCAGCGATTCCAGCGGTGGCGCAGGCATCCAGGCCGATATCAAGACCATGACCGCCAACGGCGTGTTTGCCATGAGCGCCATCACTGCCCTCACGGCCCAGAACACCACCGGCGTCACCGATATCTTTGAGACCACCCCGAAGTTCCTTGGCGAACAGATCGACGCCATCTTCACCGATATCTACCCCGATGCCGTCAAGATCGGCATGGTGTCCTCGGCGGAGCTGATCGGCGTCATTGCCGAAAAGCTGCACGCCTACGGCGCAAAGCATATCGTGGTGGACCCCGTGATGGTGGCCACCTCCGGCTCCAAGCTGCTGCGGGATGACGCCGTGCAGGCTCTGACCGAAAAGCTGCTGCCCATGGCCGAGGTGCTCACCCCGAACATCCCGGAGGCAGAGATCCTCTCCGGCATGACCATCACCGACGCCGCCGGGATGGAAGCTGCGGCCAAGTGCATCAGCGAGAAGTACGGCTGCGCTGTGCTGTGCAAGGGCGGCCACCAGATCAACGACGCCGACGACCTGCTGTGGCGGGACGGCTGCGGCAAGTGGTTCCACGGCAAGCGCATTGCGAACCCCAACACCCACGGCACCGGCTGCACCCTTTCCAGCGCCATTGCGTCCAACCTGGCCAAGGGCTATGATCTGGACACCTCGGTGGAGCGTGCCAAGGCCTACATTTCCGGCTGCCTGTCTGCCATGCTGGACCTGGGCCACGGCTCCGGCCCGATGGACCACATGTTTGCTCTGAAAGGAGAGTTCGTTCGTGAGTAAGACGCCTTTTGTGGATGCACTGGTGCAGGAGAGCCTGCCCATCTGGCAGCAGTGCCTGGATTCGGACTTTCTGCGCGGGCTGGAGGCCGGCACGCTGGACGAGGACTGTTTCAAGGGCTACATCGTGGATGACAGCCTGTACCTGCGGGAATACGCCCGGGTGTTTGCCTGGGGTATGACCAAGGCGCAGACCATGGCCGCCATGCGCAACTACTACTCCCTGCTCTCCTTCGTGAACGAGAACGAGGATGTAGCCCGCCTGCAGTACCTCAAGCGCTACGGCCTGACCGACGACGGCATCCAGAGCCTGCCGCAGCGCCCTGCAAACCGCGCCTACACCGATTACATGATCGAGGCCACAAAGAACGGTGAGGGCGAAGCCGAGTGCATTGCAGCCGTGCTGCCCTGCATGCTAAGCTATTTCTGGATCTTCCGGCGGCTTCTGAAGCGCTCGCCCGGTGTGCTGGATACAGTGTTTGGTCCGCTGGTGAAGGACTACGCCTCCGACGGCTACGGCGACGCCTGCCAGGCCTGGGCTGACTACGCGGAAAAAGCCTGCACCGGCCTTTCGCCGGAGCGCGCTGCCCGCTGCCGCGAGATTTTCAAGGCCTGCTCGGAGTTTGAGCTGGGCTTCTGGCGCATGGCGAACCAGCCGCGCAGCGACCTCTGAACCATCAAAATCGCCAAAAGCCCTTGACTTAAAGTAAACTTCAAGTACAATAAAGCTGTTGAAAATCGTCCGGTTCCGGCCCGCCCGGGATCGGCCCATCGTCACAGGAGGCAGCTTTTATGGAAAAGATCGTACAGACCGCTGGCCGCGATGCGCTGGGCGCATTCGCACCGGCATTTGCTCACTACAACGACGACGTTCTCTTTGGCGAGAACTGGAACGATGATGCCATCGACCTGAAGACCCGCAGCATCCTCACCGTGGTTGCGCTGATGTCTTCCGGCGTGACCGATTCCTCGCTGAAGTATCACCTGCAGAACGCCAAGAACCACGGCGTGACCCAGAAGGAGATCGCCGCCATCATCACCCACGTTGCGTTTTACGTCGGCTGGCCCAAGGGCTGGGCCGTGTTCAACATGGCAAAGGAGATCTGGGCGGTGGAGCCGGAGGACGGCAGCGCCCGGGCAAAGCACCAAGCGTCCATGGTGTTCCCCATCGGCGAACCCAACGTGGCCTATGCGAAGTATTTCATCGGCCAGAGTTATCTGGCCCCCATCTCCACCCAGCAGGTGGGCATCCACAACGTGACCTTTGAGCCGGGCTGCCGCAACAACTGGCACATCCATCATGCAAAGACCGGCGGCGGCCAGATCCTCATCTGCGTGGCCGGCCGCGGCTACTACCAGGAGGAAGGCAAGCCCGCCGTGGAACTGAACCCCGGCGACTGCATCAACATCCCCGCCGAGGTCAAGCACTGGCACGGTGCCGCCCCAGACAGCTGGTTCTCCCACCTCGCCGTCGAGGTGCCCGGCACCGAGTGCTCCAACGAGTGGTGCGAGCCCGTCACCGATGAGGAGTACAGCAAGCTGAAGTAAGCTGCACGCCTGCCCTCCCCTGTCGGCTGGCAAATAAATGCAGAAAACCGCCCCGCTGAAAGTAAGACGCTTTCAGTGGGGCGGTTTGTTTTGTAGTAAGGGGTTGTTCAGGGGTTACTCGAGCTCTATGGTGGTTAGTTATCTTCTGTTATTATAGGCTGTTTTCTATTCTTTCCAGTGCCTATATTTCCTACATTTCCTTGGTTCCCGTTGGCTTCTGGGTGCTCTTGTTACTTGGGTGTTACTTCGGTGTTACTTTCGGGCTCCACCAAACCCAGCTCCACAAGGTAGCGGTTCACGGCCTCGTTGATAAAGTCGCTGCGGCTCATGCGGCCGCTTTCAACGTTCTTTTCTCGGTCGTCAATGTAGTTGTCGATAATGTCCAGGGTGCCGGTGGGAAGGTGTACCGTGGTCGGCACCCTCCGGCTGGCTCCCTTCATAGGCCTTCCGTATGGCATTTTATTCCCTCCTGTTACTTGCTGCGGTGGCTCTCTGCTGCTGCGGCCAGAATATCAAGATCTTGCCGCAGCCCAGGGGCCAAGGCATCCACCCAGCGCGCCGGAATGGCCGAGAAGCCAAACCAGGCGCCCGCCAGGCCGCCGGTAATAGCCGCGTTGGTGTCGGTATCGCCGCCCAGGTTTGCGGCCGCGCAGACGGCTTCCTCGAAGGTCTGGGCGTGTGCAAGGCAGCTCACGGCGGTGCACATACTGTCCACCACATAGCCGCCCGCTGCATACGTCGCGGGCTTCTCCACGGACGCGTCGTAGAACGTGCCCTTTAAGCACTCGTGCAGGAAGTCGGCCACGTTGCCGTCCTGGTACTTATTAACCGCTTCTGTAAGTAAATATACCATTCTCGTGTACAGAATGCAAGCCTCTGTGGACTTGTCGCCGCGGTGGGTCATTTCCGCAAATGCCCGGGCCTGTATTTCTGCGCCGCCCTTCGTGCTGCAATAAAGGCCAGGGTATACGGTGCGCATCAGAGCGCCGTTGCCCTCCACAGGGCGGCCGCCATCCCGCCGGGTCTGCCGCGCTGCTTCTTCCCAGTCCGTAGCCGTAGGAACGCCCTGCAAGCGAAAACGGCCCCGCAGCTTTGCAACGGCAATGCTATGGGAGCAGGCGCCGCCAATGTCCTTTGGCTTGCTGTCAGCCCATGCAATAAACTGCTGTCCCACAGAAGCGACCAGATCCAGGCCGTTGTCCCCTTCCAGGGCATCCAGGATGCCGCGGGCAACGCAAAGGGTCATTTGTGTGTCGTCTGTCACTTCGCCAGGCTTCAAGTTCAGCCAGCCGCCGCCGATCATGTCGGTAACACGGCCGTATGTGTTGCAAATCTGCCAGTCGCTCATAAATTCCAGGGGGCCGCCCAGGGCATCGCCCACGGCCACGCCGTACAAGGCACCACGGATTCGGTCAAGCTGCTTTTCGTTGATCTTCTTCATTTCTGTTCCTCCTGTCCAGGCATCCGGCCCGTAACCACTCGGCCGTTTTTGTCCAAAAGCGTGTAGCCGCACAACTGTGCGAAGATTTTCGCTGCCTCCTCCGGCTCGTACAGAAGCACCGTCGAAAGGTCTTCCACCGGGTACTCCTCTGGCACCTTCACCACCTGGGCGTAAAAGCTGCCGCCCATGCCCAGGTCGAAGAGCTCCCGGATTATGTCGTTCTGGTCGATTTTCTGCTTCTTGCTCTTTCCGTCAAAGCAGAAGGCCGCTCCTTCCGGTACGTTCTCGACCAGTTTCAAATGATCGCCTATCATGTGCCCAACTCCTTACGCATGAACCGCAGGGTTGAAACCCTGGGCCTTTATGTTCTTCGCCCAGGCTGTCACCATGGCGGAAAGGTCCTTTTTCATGGCCGGGTAATATTTCGTTGGCTTCCCGTCCACATAGTCTTTGTAAACTTCCCAATAGCGGCCGATGTAGTCGTTCTGGTATGTAAGCGGCTCCACGGTACCGGCTTCCCGGTCAACGCCCATGGTCACATCCGGGTCCCGCATAAGGTCGCCGTTCTGCTCCCCATAGTGGGCCACGGAATACACCGGGCGGCCCTCGTGGTCATTGTAGCCCAGGGCCTCGATGCACAGATCCATATAGCCCGGGGCCGTGAACTTCAAGGCCTTTTCTTCGGTGCCGTCCACGGCATCGAAGAAAGGCGCCAGGGTCTTGTAAATCGTTTTTTCGCTCATGCCTTTTCCTCCCGCTCCATCAAAATTTCCGAATCGTGCGCCACCTTCCGCAGCGCGGTGAGGCTGGCTGTCACCTGGGCCAGCGTGGCAGCGTGAATGGCCACCTCTTCGGCCCAGGTCGTCGGGTCCTCGCCAGCAGAAAGCAGCCGGATTGAATCGGCCAGGTGCTCCGCTTCAAGTTCCGACATAACGATCTGGCCGTTCAACTGCTGGTTGAAAAATTTAATCTTGTCCATGCTCTGCGCTCCTCTCTGCGGTATGGTTCCCGCGACCTTGCCCGGCTGGCTGCCGGGTGGTTTCGACCTTTTCCTCGGGCCATCATCAGGCGGGTTAAATGTCGGTTTTTCGTGCGCCCTCCTCCGTATGCTCCCACACGTCTACGGAATAACCAGCCGCGCGGAAGCCGGTAGCAACGCCGCGGGCCTCTTCTTCGGTGGATCTCCAAATGTGGAGCGGGAAGCCGCCTTTGCTATAAACAATCTGGTAACGCTTCATCGTTTACGCCTCCTCAACTTTCACGCTCTTGATGCTGTTCTCAACATACCCACGGCCGCGGAGGTGCTCGCAGCTCCAACAAAAGCCGATTCCGCGTTCTCGCAGGAAATAACCGGCCTTGGTGTGGTCCTTGCCGCTGAAAGCGGCTTGAAGTGCCCAGGCCTGGGCATCATCTACCAAGATTGTTGCGCAGGCCTCGCCGCGCTCGCCGTTCTGGATGGTGTCGTAGGTAAAAATAACGTTCTTCATGGGTCAGTCCTCCTCTGGTGCAATAAATCGCGGCTGCGGCTCAATGCCGTTGGCCTTACAATATGCGGAAGCCTCTTTCTTTGCCTTGCAGCTGTAAACCAGCTTGCCTTCCGGGAGGTCGCCGCTCTGACATCGGTGCGAATACTCGTGCACTTCCCAACGTGATTCCATCGAGCCGCTGCCGAAGTAGTGCCGCCTTTCCATGGTGTAGATCATCGTGCCGACCTCCTTAGTGTACCTTAATCAGCGTCCCGCTGTTCAGGATGTACCATTCTTCGCCGTTCTTCACGGT